GAAGTGGATAATAATTGATGTCGTCGGGCTTGTGTCGGTGCAACGTGTATCTGTTGGGTTGTGGATGCGTCTGATCTATCCCATACGTCGGTCGGCGTGGCCTGTATCCCACTCGGAGCGGCCCCAAACTTATGGACACATTTGACATTGCCATACTTACCCATCGAAGTGAGTAAACCAGGGTCTAAATCCTTGACTGAAATCTGCATTAATAACCCAGTACAGCGTCGAGAGTATCGACCGTTGCGTCTGTGCCTCCGTCAGTACCTTCTAAAACCATTACCTGAACGTATGGGATACAGTTATTTAATTCGATTTTAATTAACCAATCCGCATTTACGTCCTCGGTCTGTTCCCAATAATCAATCGCGGCAGTAGATGGAGCCGTTACAGTCGTCCCGGAGATGGAGACGAAACCCTCATCCATCGCACACTCTTCCGCCCCGCCTGATTCATGTTTTGCCATGAATTTGAATCGTAAATTATTAGCCTGTTGGATCGTAGTGGTCATATATAAATAAAGATACCTATATGTGCTACACGATATTTCACTGCCGACATCCAGAAAGGAGGTCGTAACTGTTTGTGCTGCCGATAAAATTGGGATAGACGATGTCCGTTTATTATACGTTGGGTTCATCGTAAAAGTACTTGTACTATTTAATCCTGGAATATCTCCAACCGCACCGGGTCCGTTACTTACTTTTGACATGATATACCGCCTTATTTATAATCGACGCGAAACAACTGATTCGAGTCTGTTTTGACCGTTAGAGTCGTCGCGGTGCTACTCGCAGCGATAACAATTCCGACGGATAATTCTGTGCCATGCCGTCCGGCGTCCCATGCCCAATGGGTATCCGCCAGAACCTTTACAATAATACCGGTTCCGACCGCTGTACTTGCCGCCGGTAACGATGTCGCATTATGAATCTGGATGTAAACAGTGCTTCCAGAGTTATTATAACCGGACATCCCATATAAATTCCCCGGTGATCCTTTTGGAACCGCAGAATCCTCAACGGCCGCACTATCATATACGTCGGGTGTCGCTAATAGATTAGAACTCGGCCCCGTTAATTCAATTATGTCAGGATAGGCCATCTGTATTACTCACTTTCTTTTTTTTCGGTGGGGCTTTTTTCTTCAATGGTTCACCGGATGAATCACATGGAACGTATTTCATTTTCATGAATCGATCCCACATCTCATCGGGTAATTTATTTTTAAATTTCTCGTGTACTCGTTTCCCTATGATCGACCCGTCTGGTCGTCTAAAATAGATATAATCTTCAAAAGGAACGAAATCGAGTTTATTCAAACCCATGTTTTTACCTCCACTGGTAATAATGAAAAATCATGCGATTTATAAACAGTCTGATTTGGAAACTGATCTAATAAATCTTGCATATCGTTTAAAAAATCTTGTTTGCGACGGTCGGCCCAGTATTTGTCGCGTGAATCTTTTATATGAGCCTTATGTATTTTGGACCTCCAAGGGAATCCGCACTCGTGCAATCTAATATACGGATACGCTTCACATCCCTCGGTTAGTCTACCGGCCAAATAATCTTTGACCTTCGACTCGTCCCAGTAATTCCCGCCGGTATTTAATTCCATCATGTCAATACCAACGGTATATATTGGATCGAAACCCTGATCTAAAGCAAACCAAACTCCCAACAATCCGGAATTATAAGGTAATTCAAAAATGATCTTACTGTCATAAATGATTGTGCCATCTTTTTTTTGTATTCTTTGGGGCGGATTGACTTCAGCAAAATAGTCTGATCCATGACTAATTTCGTGCGATGTTATTTTAACACCATCGAAATCGTCGTAATTGTCAAAAAGCAATGAGGTTGGGGCGGGGGGCCATTTATCATGACCCGCCCGCACATTGTCCCAGTTGTGTCCTATTACAAGAGCCTGCAAATTACGCAGGATTCGTAAAGTTCACGATTTGACCGGCAGGAGACGCGGCACCCTGTGTCAAAACAGCACCATATAAAACATCCACAACTACGCGAGTCGCAAGATAATCCATATCGTAATTACTTTGTATTCTTGGTGCAATCTGCATACCAAATAATACAGAACCCCGCGTAAAGATTGACGCGGTTTCGTCACCGGTTCCACCGTCATCGTCCCATAATGTGGAACTGAACGTAGGCATACCGTAAACATTGAGAATCTGACCGGTTACATTCGGACTATTTGCCAAACCTGATTTGTCATAATCGGCAAAGTTAGAAGTAGCCAGTAAATTCATGTATGCGGCGGGTGAGGCGTACAAGAAGGTATTTCCATCGGTATAATCGACGTTTATATCGAGTAACTTTTGGATTCCTGCCCGTAGTTTCGCGGCTGACAGAATATTATCGGTACCGAGTGCGGTGTCGTTAGCTGACGCACTCTGGATAATAGTCTGTGCCAAATACGTTTCGATGTTTTTCGCTATTGCGTAACCCATCGTAGAGGTATATATCTCGAACAGTTCAGCCGATTCCTGGACCTTAACAACGTCAGTAATTCGCTTTGCTTCATACGCGTGTTGATTAATCGTGAGGTCAGTTTTTGGGTCAGTGTTTCGGCCGTAGGTTATCGCGTTGCCATCGGTGAGAGTGGCGGCGGTTTCCTCTGTCGCTCGGGGTATGTGTAAGATGTCACCGCCATTCGCCACCATAGACGAGAGGTCAGTAACAAGATTCTTTATTTGAAATTTATCCTCTGCATAATTGAGGATAGCGTCTGCCCACATTTCTGGTATAAAATTGGCAGCGGTGGTCGTGTCAACATTAGCCATTTAAATTGCCTAACTGGTACGATAAAACTCCGTAATCCTGGCGTGATTCGCTTTGCGTTCGCGCGGTGTGAACTTTTTAATCTGGTCGCGTGTCAATGGTCCGTCACTACTTGATCCGGGAATATTCGTCTTGATATTAGAAGTTGGTTTCTGTACCTTAAAAATGTTCAATTTTTCGTACTCTTTGAATTTAGAGTTGTTGAAACTGACATCCTCATCCGATAATGTCTCGCCATCCGACGCGGTCCTAAATGCACCCTTAACGTCATCCGACGCCGTTTCAGGGATCATTCCAAGCCGTTCGTTCCAACGTGTACGCGCTGAATCTAATTGAGAAGTTTTATAAGATTGATATTCTTCAAGTTCCTTTTTCATAGAAGGAAATTCGGTCTCAAACTTATCCAACTTGTTTTTAAATTCGTCACGTTCCTTTTCAAGAGTCTCGTTAGCTAAACGACGCTCTTTCGATTCGTTATTGGCGGACGTTAGGTGACGTTTTGCGTCATCCAGTACGCGGTTTTGATCCGATAGAGTTTGTTTAACCGTGTTAATTCCAGATTCGAGTTCTTTCAAATCTGCTATATGTGGCGAATCCTCGCCTAACCCTGTGCGAATCCTCGCGATGGTATCTGTTATACCCATTTAATTTATTCCTTATAAAATAAATCTGTGTACTCTAAAAAATCAATTACCGAATCGTCAGAACAGTTGTAAACGGTCCCGCCCAATTCGTTTGTAATCGATTCAAAAAACTTGATCCTGTGTATCTGTGACGATGTAATGTCTTTATGGTAACGCGGATTATGTTGGAACTTATTCGGGTCAGCACCCCAGAAGTAATCACCTTTGAAGTCTGCCCCGCACAAATAAAACGTGCGAAACCCCAGATCAAACCCAACCCATAAAGCCAATACGATCGATGGATGTTTATATGCGGTCCGAATGTATCCATCCATTTTATAAATTTTCCCGCTCACTTTAGCCGGGGAGTCAGTCTCGAATGGATAATTATCGAGTTTACAATGAACATCCGGTGTAAATATTCGTCCTATTCGATTAACGCCGATAGTGAAATACTGCCCGATAAGGTCGAAATTTAGCCGGTTCAATGATGAACCATTCCCCAATATTACGCAACCATTATCCGTCGTTATCTCTGCCCTAATCGACTCAATAGAATCGTATCTGTCAGCCGTCAGAATCATTTATTTAAAAAAGCTGTGTATTCAAGAAAGTCAATCTCACTGTCTTTACTGCACAGGTATAATATACCGCCTTTTTCACATAAAAGTATTGAAATATCTGCGATATGTAACATTTGTGATTTAATACAGGTCAAATAATACTGTTCAAGTGATAGCTTTTGATGTGCCCCGGCCTTTTCACCCCAGAAATAATCACCCTTGAAATCGACTCCGCATAGATAGATCGTTTTAAATCCAAGTTCAAACGCGAACCATAAAGCGAACGGAATAGATGGAACCTTTGCCCTGTGGTGGCGCATATATCCGTCCATCTTTGAATCGTTCCAGGTGACTTTAGCCGGGGAGGTTGAATTGTATCCATCCGGTCCGGTTATGTAATTATCGACCGCGACATGGACGTCAGGCGTAAATATTTTACCGATCCGGTTGACTCCGATAGTAAAATACTGTGCGACCTTATCGAAATCCAGATCATTAATCGAGGCGCCGTTCCCAAGCAAAACGCACTCGTCCGTCGTTATCTCATCTCTGATCTGATCGAATGTCGTGTAAGGTGGGTTATTCAGGAACATTAATATCCTCGGTATGTGGCAAGAAATCAACGGCAGAATCACGGCTACAATTCAATAATTCGCCACCCAATTCGGTTAACAACCTTTGAACCTTTTTAATCCGTCGCATCCCTGATCTAAATGGTCGTGGTGGATAAACACCATTACGAGAATAATAATAAGAGCCCAGGTCGTTTCGTTTATGTCTGATTTGATTTCGTCGATTGAATTATACTTTGATCGTGGTAGTCTCATCCGGTCCTAAAAACTTATCGATCGATTTATTCACGATTCTATTGGTTATCTTATCCATCTCGTCCGGTACAAGTTGACCCGGTTCGGATATGACCCGACCGTTATCGGCGAGCCACTTGATTTTTGCGCCCTCACTGGTCCAACCTAATTGGAATCCGTTTGACGTGACGTTCTTGACAGCCAGATCGCGCATTAAATCACTGGTAAGAATCGGTGCGGTTGAATTTTTAAACTGCGATGCCTGACGTTTAAATTTATTGTTTTGTTTCCGTTCGCCGTATGATTTGGAATAGCCCTCGAATTTCTTCCCGTTCACATCCTTTTTGTCAAGGAATGTCCATCGCTGCCAGAACTTCCGCGTCTGGTTGCCCATACTGACCCAATCAGCTTTAGTTATTATCGGCATTTACTCGATTAATTACTTTGTATTCGGCAACGTTTTTAATCCATTGGCGTTGTCTCAATTGCACGACCTTTTCAGCTATTTCTCTGGTTTTATAACCCCTGCCAAATTCTCTGTGCCAATTATGATCTCGGAGGAAATTCGCCTTTGGGTATCTCACCATGATAATGAATGGCTTATCGATCTTTTTAGCCCGCTTATGTCCATTACATATTTCTGAATCAGGCGGGGATTGGACCGCGTTTTTGTGCGCGGAATGTGCAATCTTATGTAATGGGTCAGTCATTAATCCCTCTCACTTTGTATCTGTCGCAATGTCTGCGGTTTGCCAAACTTATCTTCGGCAATCAATTTATCTTTAATCTTACCGGCCCGATGTTCCTGATTGATGTTTACACCCTCCTCGGCAAACCAACCATGACGACAATTAAACCCGCCCCCGTCAGTTCGTGATCCTGGAAATCTCGAATCGATCTCCGCAATAGTCAACGCCCCTGCTGCAATCATTTCGATACAGATTGGGCGAGTCTTTTCGTCCAGTGGCCCCTCATATCGATATTTTGTTTCGACCGGTAATTCGTTCTGCATCGCTGTGTTTATCGTACGGCTAAACGTACTCAATCCGGTATTTATCAACGTCTCTAATTGGGCCGGTGACAGTGTCGATCCTGTGATTGCGCGAGCAATTTCGGACCGCCCTGCCCCGGTTAAAATTCCCTTTGCCACTTCGTTTTTGACCGTATTACCTAAATTGCCCAGATTAGCCAGAAATGACGCGCCCTCAATGTCGATATACGATTGGAGAATCGGACCGGACAATGGACTGATTTGAGTCAATCCGGATAGTTCTGCGACGAACCCGGCATCCAATACTTTTAATATACTCGACTCCATCGCATCGGTAAATAAATCTAATTGGACCGCATTAATTACGCGGGGTATATCGGCCGGATCGACGTTGGCGGTGACCTCGAATAGAGTCCCCGTCATTACCTCGACGGTATCGTCTATAATCTTCTGGATTTGCTGTTCAGGTGTTGGCATTTAATCATCTTTTTTTGTTATAATTAAATCTCTGTATTTTTTACACCGCAAGCATATAGCCTGTAAAATATGTCTATTTCTATTAAATGGTTTTGAGGGGCCACAACTCGCCTCGGTGATACTCGTTGCAACGTGTTTATATTGGTTGCTCTTACAGTGTGGACATATTTTCCGAGCCATTACGGATTAACTTGGCCACCCTGTAACGCTTGAACCAATCGGTCCGCTTCGGTCTGATTCTGTTTATCGACCCAACCACGAGTGACCAAATGTTCAACCGCATCGGCTCGATCTGGAAATTTGTCCGGGTCACGTTCCATCAATATATCAGCTTCGTCCTTCATGTTGTGAGCCAAATCCCAATCGTCAGCCTCACGCTTTTCGTCCTGGGTCATGATGTATTCGGTTTCACTGAAATCGATTGTTAATTCTGATCCAATATCCCGACCCGTTTCAACGTTAAATATCACTTTGTCGATCTCAAATAATGCCTTTTCGAGATTCTTATATCGTTTAATATCGTTGCGCCTGTCGTCCTGTAACTCCTGATTCCGTTCGCGTCTGGCTGTCCCGCTCTCCGGCTGTGACTCAAAGAAATCGGCGGGTAGATGCCAATTAATCGATACGCGTCGCATCATTCCATCCAATGCCTTTTCGATCGATTCGATTGTGTTTGGTGGTGACTCAATACCAAACTGCGCACCCTCTGGAATGACTAATCGTTCGTCAACACCCTCGGGTAATTTAGTAATATCGACATTATCACCGGCGATCCATTCCTTGCCGTATGACTGGAAAACAATATTCCCGGTCTTGGCCGTTTCGACTACATTCATAATCAAGTTGGTCTGGACGACGTCTCGTGCAATATCGACGTCTAAAAAATTATGATCCGGTACGCCATCACGAAATCCAAACTCGACTGGGATCAATCCGTATCCGTTTTCATGGTCTGGATTATCCGGGTCCTCTATGATCTTACCGATAACAGTCTCCTGACCGATTTTGGGTCGTTCGTACAGATAAGTATGGTCCGCGTCCCAGTATTCCCATATCGCGACGTCATTATTTGCCTGTGCTCTGGTCGATATTGGATAGGTAAACGCCACCGGTTGCATCGCGTTTTCTGTACTGAATAATAACTCATATTCCCAGATCAAATCGGTTTCCATCTTATCGTTACGCCATGACCGTTTGAACGCCACCGCATCCAACAAATTAGTTAGTATTTCACCGCGTTGCATCCTCATGTCGAGATTGACATAATCGTCTTGGTATATCTCGGATATTTCACCATCGATCGATCGGATCGGTTCGACCATGTAAACCAGACTGACCCGTTCCATTATCCGTTTCGTCGGATTCATTAATCCGGATGGCAGCGTGCCGATCTTTAAAACGTTCTCGGTGTATTTCAGTGTATTCGCATTAAAATAATCCAGTGCCATATTCCGGTCCTGGACCCATTGGTCAATCGATTTTTTGTCAAATGCTAACTTCGCAGCGTCAAGTAATTGTTTCCCTAAATTTTGATGTATCATCTTGGCATCCTTCCGTAGAATGGTCGGTTAATTGGTGATTCATAGTCCACTTCGTACCGAAATCCATCGGATGCGTGAGTTCGTAATTTATTCGATTTATCAATGTCCCGCGTACCGGGTTTATTGATAACCTGTTCAAAATCTTTAATCAGTTCCTGACATTTCGGGTCCATAACGCAATCGTCCGGCAATATCTTATTGACCGCATTAACCGAATCGACAATGGATGGCGCTTTTCGTTTGACCCGTAATTCAAATCGATTATCTATTAATATCTGGTGATCTGACCGACGCGATGACGTCCCGCGTGATTTACCGGCCGGATCAGGGTAAGCAATATATCTGGCATTACCAGGATAACGTCGATGTACCTCGGCGCAGGCGTCCTCGGTCAATAGTCGCCCTTCGGTGTGGCTTATTTTAATCTGATCGAATATCCTATACCGAGGGGAGTCTGAATATAACTGACTCAAATTACCGACCATTGGATCAACGTTAAAATCGACGCTGAATCGTATCGGTAAATTCGGATTGTATTTGACCGGTTTGACGTTATTGTCGCGGTTGAAATTGTAATAGGTCGATCCGGATTGCAGATTGACGAACTGACCGTCCATATACGCTTTGAGTAAAGTTTCGTCGTATGTATCCCGAAGTAATTTAATGTAATTGTCAGGTAAGAAATGATTATCGGTCGTCTTGCCGTGTATCAGGTGACGCGATCCGTCATTGTCCTCGACGAATAGTTTATGCGTGTATCCGAACCCTTCCGGTGTGGTCACAAAGTAGATTCGGACCGTTTCCGACCCTCTCATTCGACCGATCGATTTGGTCCATGCTGTGTGGCAGTTCTTCCACGACTCAATATCAAATTCATCAAATCCGATGTAGGTCAATTCTGCCCCGACAATGTATGCCGGTTTTTGTAATTGGTATATCTTGATACGTCCGAAATCAGATTCAAACCGGTGTTTACTGACGTTGTATTCGTAATCGATGTAATTTTCTTCAAGTAGGTCCCGGAATGGTCCGACAAATAGTTCTTCCGCCAGATCATAAGTCGGGTAAATGATCCACCCGTTCGATATGCCGGTCGAGTTCTTCAACATGACGTGATTATGGAATGTTTCGGTCAGAAATATATGAGTCTTACCACCACCAAACCCGGTGACGAGTCCCTTGATTTGGTTCGGTGAGGTCAGGAACTCCCATTGATGCGGTAGATAGTCCTCCTGGTGGAATTGTAATCTCACTGTTTGAACCGGACAAATTCGACTTCACTGAAATCGGGTTTATTTGAATCCTTTTGGATAACCGTCTGGGCGGGTTTGCCCTCGGTCCGGTCTGTTATAAACGAAAACGCCCACGGTTTAGAGTCGGCGGCTTCGATGTATGCGAGTAGTGCGACTGCATACGACATGGTTATTTTAACGTTTTTCGGTAGTATATAATATTCTAACAGCTTATCCCTTAACGGTTTGGGTGCGGTTAATTCGCCCGCTTGACGTAGATATTCAGTAACAGTAAAGCCCTTTTTAGGTCGGCCTTTTGGATTTCCACTGACCCCAGGTTTAAACCCTTTGCCGGTAATTCCGCCGTTGTTTCCTAATTGTTTTTTTGCTGTCATCTTGGTCGCAAATATACGACCGAATCCGCCAATTTGTACCGATTTTAATTAATCGACGGATTATCGCATTGGATTGTCTTGATTCGCCTGTCTTGCTTCGACGGTTTTAAGTCGTCCAACAATATTTAGTGCGAAGTCGTCCACTCTTGTTTTTTCGAGTGATTCGACCCGTTCTGTTAGTTTGCTGATACGTGTATAAATCCCGGATATATTTGGTAGTTCGGTATCGTTATTCTGGTTCGATTCGAGTTTGTTGATGCGGTCAGCGTGAACGTCTCCCCTTAATTCGAGTTTGTCGAGGCGGGTCAATATGTTGCAGACAGTCATGTCTAACTCGTAAAACGCTTCGGCTGCTACAATCTCATCCGGCTCATCCAATATCGCTTGGACCTTTTCGACCGCTCCGGTTATTGAGGCCGACGTAATTAATTCGCCCATCATATCAACGATTCGTTCTGCTTTACTCATTTTAATCCTTTCCGATACCTCTTGGCTCTGGATTTTAGATATAATTTATTATATTCGTTTTGATCATGTGTCGGTCGGCATCTCGGACATATTTTTTTATGTTGGCATTTAGGTAATCCGGTGTAATACTCGAACCCTGGATTCTTTTCGGTTCGTTTCGTGCATGACCAATCTGACGCCCAGACATTATCGCATTTGGTACAGATAAACAGCGCGACGAATTTGGGTGATCGTCTGTATTCGTATTTATTGGTGTTATTGGTGTTATTGGCATAATCGACGACAATCGATACGGGTAATGGTGTCCCTGCTGCCAGTTGGATTTCTTTTTGTGTCATTGGATAGTCCTTTTCTTTCAGTGAGATTTGTTTATCTCGCATCAATTTAATTGAATCGAATAATTTTTGTTTGGCTGATTGGATATTATCGTTAATATCAACGGACATTCTCGCACCCCATTTCTTGGCGATTAGTTTGTCGTCGTCCTTGAATATTTTCCATCCGCAGTGGGTCATTTTACTACCGCCCTTGCTAATTTTAATATTTTTTCATCTGCAACCTGTTCAACTATTTTTTTAAGATCGATGTTATTTTCATCTAAAGTCGATTCAATTATCGGTTCAATAAGTTTTTTAAAATTCCATTTAGTTAATAATTGCCGGGCCATATCTCGCAATATGATTTTCATTGACCTCTCGACATTAAAAGATTCCATGCTGTTTAATTTCCGGTAGATTTCTTTTGTTATTACCTCAGTCATTTCCTCCCTGGTTATTGATAATACTTGGCCTCGAATCAGGTCTTTTACATGGGCTCGAAGTTCCTTATCGTTTTCTATGTTTAATGATACTTTCATCTAATTAATTCCCTTTCCACCGTTGTGTACGGTTCTATGCTTCGTTTTATTAGTATTTGCTTGTACTCTGGATTTAAGTATTTAAATGAATCGTCCCAGATGAATGATTCGTTAGTGAGTGCGTCGATCAGTTGTTTCGCTCCACCGATCAGGTTATCCGGATCAATTCTGCGGTGTCGGT